GTGTCTCCGAAGGCCGGGAGGTGTCTCCCGGTGACCGCATCGTTGCTCAGATCGCCGACGAGCTTGCCCCGCGACGGCGCGCCATCCCGCAGGCAGGTGCCTGACAGCGTCAAGACGCAAGGCCCCCGAGTTCGGGCCTGGGCCGCCGAGTACGGCCTGCACTGCATGCCCTGGCAGGCGCTCGTCATCGACGACATGCTCGGCGTGCGGCCCGACCGACGGTGGGCGGCGCGCGACTCCGGCCTCGCAGTACCTCGGCAGAACGGCAAGTCTGTCGTCGCCGAGCTGCGCATTCTCGCAGGGCTTTACCTCTTCCAGGAAGAGCTGATCGTCTACACGGCCCATCAGGTCGACACCGCGCTGGAGATCTTCGAGCGGGTCGTGAGCCGCATCGAGTCCCACCCGGATCTGAAGCGCCGCATGGTCGGCAAGCCGCGCCGGGCGCGTGGCAGCGAGCAGCTCACGCTCGATGCCCCGGATCTGCCCGGCGGGAAGCAGCGGCTGCTCATCAAGGCCAGGTCCAAGGGCGGCGTTCGAGGGTTCTCCGCCGACACGATCTTCCTCGACGAGGCGCAGCTCGGCCTCGACGAGGAGGAGATGGCCGCGCTCGGCCCGACCCAGCGCACCCGGCCGAACCCGCAGACCATCTTCATGGGCACGCCACCGCTCGACCCCGGCACCTACTGGGCGACGGTGCGCAAGCGCGGCCGCGCCGGCGACCCGAAGATGTCCTGGCACGAGTGGTCGCCACCGGACAAGTACGACCCCGACGACCGGGCCGTCTGGCTGGCGACGAACCCCGCGCTCGCCGCAGGGATGATCACCGAAGAGGACATCGAGTACGACCGGAAGACGCTCGGGTCGAAGTTCGACGCGGACGCCCTCGGCGCGTGGCCGAAGGAGAGCGACGAGGCCGGCTGGGCAGCGTTCAAGGAGACCGACTGGCGGGTTGCCCAGGACCCGGAGACCGGGATCGTCGGCCGCCCCGCGTACTGCGTAGAGTCGTCCCGCGACCTCGGCACGATCTCCATCGGCGCTGCCTGAAGAAACGCATCACCAGCTTCGACCCGGTCGCAATCGTCGTTGACCCGGCCGGCCCAGCGGGCTACCTGATCGCCGACATCGAGAAGCACTGCGGCATCGTGGTCGTCAAACCGTCCGGACGTGACGTTGCTGCAGCGTGCAGCTCCGTATACGTCGGAATCTCCAGCGCCGACCCGGAACGCCGCGACGTGAAGGTCCGACCGCACGTCGCCCTCGATGCGGCTGCCCGCGCCGCCGACTGGAAAGACCGCGGCGACGCGAAGGTCTTCGACCGCCGCAACGACGACGCACCCGACGTCGCGCCGCTCATGTCGGTCACGCTCGCCGACTGGGCGTGCGCGAACCCAGCCGAGCCGCAGCAGAAGTTCTTCGCCTCCTGGCGGTAACCCGAGGGGACCGTGATGACCACCATCGACGGACTCCTCGTCACCGCCAGGGTCATCGCCTGGAGGACGATCCTGCTGACCCTGCTCGCCTGGCTGTTCTACGGCCCCGCCTACGCCGCCGGCGCCGGCGTCCGCAACGTCCGCCGCTCGGCCGCGTGGGTCGCTGCGACGCTGAAGGTCGGCTGGGCGGATGGTCGTCGTGGGTCTGCTTAGCCGCATCGCTGCCGTGCAGCGCCAGCAGCCGTCCGAGACTCGCTTCTCCGTCGATGAGTGGATCCGCGACTACCTCGTGCCGTCCTCGTTCCAGTTCGGGGGCACCACCTACCCGCTCGGCATGAGCACGACGTGGGGTGACCGGCGCACCAGGGAGGTTGCGAACACCCTCCCCGGGTACGCGGCCGCGCTGCGGCAGTCGCCGCCAGCGTTCGCGGCGGAGATGGTCCGGTCGCTGGTGCTGTCGCAGGCCAGGTTCACGTTCCGGAACCTGCCCTCGACCGCGACACCACGCAGGACGTTCGGCAACCGAGACCTGCAGATCCTCGAGCGGCCCTGGCCGAACGCGACCACCGGCGAGCTCGTCGCCCGCATGGAGTGGCACGCCGGCCTGGCCGGCAACGCGTTCGTCGTCCGGCAGCAGAACCGGCTCCGGGTGCTGCGCCCCGACTGGGTCGTCATCATCTATGGCTCCGACCAGGACCCCGACGAGGCGGTGTTCGCGCTCGACGGCCAAGTCATCGGCTACGCGTACTGCAACGGCGGCATTGGCGTCGGCAGGCCACAGCTGATCCTGCCGGGCGACATGGCCCACTGGTCGCCGCTGCCCGACCCGGAGTCCGCCGGGCTCGGCATGTCCTGGGTCACACCCGCGGTGCGAGAGATCCAGGGCGACATCGCCGCGACGATGCACAAGCTGAAGTTCTTCGAGAACGGCGCCACCCCGAACATGGTGGTGAAGGGCATCACTGCGGCGACCTCGACGCAGTTCAACGAGATCGTCGAGATGCTCGAGCGGAAGCACACCGGCCTCGCCAACGCCTACCGCACGCTGTACCTGACGGCCGGCGCGGACGCGACCGTCGTGGGGTCGGATCTGAGCCAGATCGACTTCAAGGCGACGCAGGGCGCGGGCGAGACCCGCATCTCGATCCTGTCGCGGGTGCCAGCCTCATTGCTCGGCATCTCCGAAGGGCTCGCCGGGTCAAGCCTGAACAGCGGCAACTTCGCCGCTGCGCGCCGAGCGTTCGGCGACACGTGGGTGATGCCGACCCTGCAGGATCTCGCGTCATGCCTGTCGGTGCTCGTCAAGGTCCCGAACGACGCCGAGCTGTGGTTCGACACCACCGACATGACCCTCCTGCGGGAGGACGCCAAGGACGCCGCCGAGATCGCGCAAATCCAGATGTCGACGATCGTGGCCGGCGTCAACGGCGGCTTCGAACCCGAGTCAGTGAAAGCTGCGGTCATCGGTCAGAACATGGCGCTCCTGAAGCACACCGGAATGGTGTCGGTGCAGCTGCAGCAGCCCGGCGCCGGCGGAACCAGTCCCGGCCCGGCCGCCGCTGGCCCGCCACCGCCAGCGCTCGCGGGCCCCGCCACCGATGAGGACACCGACGCTCTCATTGACGCAATGGCGGAGGTCGACTCCGCGACGCGGGCGTGGACCCCGGGTCAGGCGGTGCTCCACCCGCGCGGACCCGGTGGGAAGTTCAAGTCGACCAAGGACCGGCTCGTCGCGTCGCTCACCGCACACAAGGCTGGCGGTGGTGGTGGCGACCCTTTTGACAAGTTCAGCCGTGAGCAGCTCCATCGCGTAGCGAAGGCTCGCGGCGTCGACGTCAAGAAGGGTGCCGGCAAGAAGGACATCTCAGCGGCGCTCCTTGAGAGCCTGCACGGCGGCGCAAACCCATCCGGCCTGAAGGGCTCCGACGGATCGAAGCTTCACGGCGTCAAGAAGCCGCCGTCGAAGCCCGTCCCACCGAAGCCCGACGCGACGCCACCCAAGGAGGACTGGCCGAAGAACCCGAGGACGGGCGCTTCGGTGAGGCCGCTGAGAGCATCCGGCAGCCCTAGGGAGATCACGCCGGAACAGGCCGAGGCACTGCATGAGCGGATGGTGGCCAGCGAGCCGTGGACGGACAGCCAACGCGCGGCCCTCGCTGACTACACCAGCCCCCGCTATGTGGAGATCAACGGTGAGCTGCGCAGCGGCGAGCGCACCGACGAGATCCAGGCACTGGTGGCCAACATCAGCGCCGGCATGCGTGAGATCCCCGAGGACATCGTGACGTTCCGGGGTGTCGACGCCAGGGCGTTCGGCCTGGACCCGTACGCGTTCACGCAGGACCAGGTTGACGCGCTGGCCGGACGGACGTTCAGCGACCCGGGTTTCACGTCCACGAGCGTGAACCAGCCGTTCGACATGGGCGCCGACTTCCAGCTGCGGGTCACCGTGCCGGCCGGCACACGCGGTGCCTTCGTCGAATCGGTGACCGATTCGCCTGGCGAGAATGAGGTGCTGCTTGACCGGGGCACTCACTTCCGCATCGACCGGGTGGAGACGGACGAGGAGACCGGTGTGCCGGTCGTCCATGTGACGGTGGTGGGGCAGGATGAGTAGCCTCTCGGACCCGAAGAACTTCGCGGTCGTCTGGGACGACGACGAACTCGCCGCCGCACTCGACCCGGGCGCCGGCGGCGAAGAGGCCCGATCTCGGAACAACCTCAAGAACTACTGGCTGCACGGCGAAGGCGCCGGCCAGTGGTCGACGTGGACCGAACTGTACGGGCACCTGAAGAAGCACATGGCCGACGAGCTGGCGAAACGGGTCGCCGCCCAGTGGTTCCACGACCGGTACGGGATCTGGCCCGGTCACCAGAAGGGCGCGAATCCGCGCGGACCCGGCTGACGGGGGTGCGCTGTGGCGGATGTCCGTCGGTACGACCCCAACCAGCAGCGCGATCCGAACGGTGAATGGGGCGACGGCGTCGCGGGTCCATCTCAGCTCAAGGACGCGTTGAGGCTCGCCGGAAGGATCGACCTCGGACCCGACGAGCAGCTGCTCGGGTCGGCCAGGGTCGACGGCGAGCAGGGCGGCGTCCGCTTGGCGCTGACCGACCGTGGCGGCCGCCGCATGCTGCGCTTCGGTGCTGGTGGCGAGGCGTACGGGCAGCGGAACCGCGAAGAAGGCATCGCAGCCTGGGACGGCAACCCATCCAGTCCACCACTCTCCGCAGCGGAGCGCGAGCAGCTCGACGCTGAGGACGACGCGCTGATCGAGGAGTACGACTCAGCGGACCCGGATCGTCAGGATGAGATCGAGGCGCGGCGGGACGAAATCCGCGAACTGCTCACCACTGACGAGCAGGGGTTCAACGGTACGGCGAACCTGGATGAATCCAGCTGGCGGCGCCTCGCCGACCGCATTCGCCCGGCACTGGCCGAGGCGGTCGAGCAGGAGAAGGCCGAGAACGCCGCCTGGGAAGAACTCCAGGACCTGGAGGCCGACGGCAACCCCGACCCGGACCGCATGGCCAGGCTGCGGGAGATCGCCCGCCTCGATACCACGGACGGCATCGTCTTCGACTCCGGCATCATCGCGGGCTCGGAGTGGGGCGACGTCCACTGGTCGGTTGAGCTCGACGATCCGACGGTCGGTGCGTACCTCACGCTCGGCGTCACGCCGAAGGGCGCCCCAGACGACTGGGGCGACACCTTCGACTGGCGGGGTCGGTTCACCGCCGCTGAGACCCGGAAATTCCTACGCCTCCTTGATCGGCTCACATCCGACGCCCCCTCCAGAAGCCAACCCCGGGGGGGAGCGTCAGTGCAGGAGCGTTCGTTCCAGCCCGAGGAGCACCCTCGCGCGCCGGCCGGCTCCGACAAGGGTGGCGAGTTCGCCAAGGCGGGCAGCGCCGGCAGCGGGTCGAAGAAGACCCCGAAGCGCACGGGCGGGAAGCCGCCCGCCGCGGACGGCACTCTGTCCTACGACCCGCGCTCCAACACCGGCACCGGCTACGGCGGCGAGAACAAGATCGTAGCCAGCCTGCAGGACGAGCTGAACCGGCTGGGTGTCACCGACTCCGCCGGCCGCAGGCTGCGCCGCGACGGGCAGTACGGGCCGAAGACCACCTCGGCGGTGCAGAAGCTCCAGCGGGCGCTGGGCGTCAAGGCCGACGGCAAGGTCACCCCGGAGCTGTTGAAGCAGATCAAGTCCCTGAAGGCGCTACCCACGAAGAGGAGTGCGTTCATGGAAATCTGCGTGCGCTCGTTCGGGTTCGAGTTCGACACCCGCGGCCGCGACAGCAGCGACGGCCGGACCCTGGAGGGGTACGCCGCCGTGTTCAACTCCCCGACCCGCATCGCAGCGGTCGGCGGGGACTTCGACGAGGTCATCTCACCCGGCGCATTCGGCCGATCGATCCGCAGCCGCATGCCGGTCCTGCAGTTCGAGCACGGCCGCGACCCGCGCATCGGCGCCGCGCCGATCGGCTCGATCGAGGACCTGTCCGAGGACTCCACCGGCCTGCACGTCCGCGCCAGGCTGTTCGACCACCCGGACATCGAGCGCGTCCGGCAGGGCATCGCCGCCCGGGCGATCACCGGCATGAGCTTCCGGTTCCAGGTCACCGACGGCGGTGACCGGTGGGAACGCCGCGCCGGCAGCGTCGACCTCCGCACCGTCGGCGACGCGGACGTCCACGAGCTCGGCCCCGTGGTCTTCCCCGCCTACGACACCACCACAGTCTCCGTCCGGTCCCTCCTCGCCCAGCTCGGGCCGGAGGAGCACCGGGCGTTGCTGCGTGAACTCGCCTACGACCTCAGATCCATCGAGCCCACCGACGTGGGGCCCACAGCGCGGAGCTCGGGCGACGTCGACCTCGATCGGACCGCAGGCCGCGAGGAGCAGCACATGTCAATCCGCCAGCGCCTCGACACCGACGCGCTCCGCACCCGAGGGATCACGAAGTGACCATCGACATCCTCCCCGAGCTCCGCGACAAGAACGTCGCCGATCTCACCACCGGTATCCCGGATGAGCTCCGCGGTATGACCCCCGACGACCTGCAGCGCTACGTCGAGGTCCTCGACGCGCACCTGCGCTCCATCCACCAGGACGAGAACACCGGCGAGCTGCGGGACAAGACCCCCGCCGAGCAGACCGCGTTCGACTACGGCCTGAAGCTCCGCGACGTGGCGATCAGTCGAATCGAGGAGCACCGCGCCGTGCAGGCCGTGTTCGCCCGCCGGCCGAAAGCCGTTGAGGCGGCGATGCTGAACCTGACCACCCGCGACAAGACCGACCCGTACGGCGACGTGCGCCGCATGTCGGTGAGCGAGGCCCGCGACCGGGCGCTGCGCACCCTCGACGACCGGAACAGCTCGGCGCACATGGCGGCCGACGAGAAGGACGAGGTCGAGCGGCAGGTCCGCAAGTCGACGGACATCGCCCGCCGGGTCCTTGTCACCGAGCACGAGGACTACCGCTCGGCGTGGCTGAAGATGGTCACCCGCCCGAACGGCGCCATGTACCTGAGCGAGGACGAGCGGCGCTCGATGCAGGCGTGGGACGAGTACCGCACGATGAGTGAGGGCACGACCACGGCGGGTGGTTTCGGCATCCCTGTTTTCATCGACCCCTCGATCATCATGAC